GGGAAAAATATCATCAGATGGCTGCTTAAAAAAAGAACAAATGGTAGTGTCCGCTATTGCCAGTACACCTCATAATGCCTGGCATAGCAAGCCCTTTTCTTGTGTTGTCAAGACATTTGGCAACGTTCAAACATCTGTTTAGAAATGCCAAATTGTTGATCTAACAAATAAACCTGTATAAACAGAACACCATTTAATCTATTCCCCTGTGTAACCCACCACATCACACAATAAAAACAAAAAACTTTAATTATATTTCATAGCACACAAAAGTCAATAGAAGCCCTTTCGTGCTCCTACGTAAAAAATCCATCACTTTTCCACTGATACATCAATTCAAGGCGTTATATGTGTTCCTTAGCACATATAACATTTATTATGTTAAATGGATTTTGGCCTATATTTTGACCTGCACCCGCATAAACACTGGTTTCATCGCTTACAGCCCTTGTGAGACGTGGTGCTGTTTCTAGCATCTGATCCGACATAAAACCGATCATTCTCGTGTTTAGTGAAAGTTTAGTGAGAGACATTACAGAAAGGCTTTCTGTGTAATGATTTAATAGGTAAAAACGATGTTGATTACGCAAGAAAATTCCTTGCTGATATTTGGGGATTCTGGATTTTCCAGATCGGGGGGCGCTGAAAATCGCGTTAAGCACCTCTCGCAATCTAGCCATAAGGGAAGGGATATAGGTATTAAGATGTATTTATAGCTATTTATGGCTATTTATTTTTTATTTACCTTTACTTAAAAATAACCTTATAAATCAATAAGATACATAATTATCTGTTTATATTTTAATCAATTAAATCAAGTTTAATACCCTTAAATCACCTGAAAATAGCCTTAAATACCCCAATAATTAATTTTAAGGTTTTCCGTGTTCTCTTCCGCATTATGAAAATGCAAAATAAGGCACAAAACAAGCGCACAGACGCATTAAACACACATCACCTATCCCTATACCGAGTAATGAAAACAGCGTTAGAATGCGTCCTGTTGCGTTCTGGAGATTTTCAGAAATCCTCTCTAAGCCATTTCAACTCACTAAGGAGTTTTCTTTCTTCGTTCTCTCTCTGTTTACGCTCTAGCCAGGCTTTTCCTTCTGGCGTAGACAGGAACTTACGAGCGTGAATCTTGCGGTTATTACGTTTGATTGCTGCAATGTTTTTCATCGTGTGCCTCTGTATTCATATGAAAATTAACAAGTTACATACTACACAGGGAGACTACGCATAAAACACAATACAAGTAAAGATACATTTTCAAGACAATAGGAGCCATAAAGCGCCTTTGATGGTTATACCAAAAAATAAGCGCCGTAGGCGTATCCACTAAAAAGGGCTTTTTCACAAAAGCTATGAAGTCTTAGCAGTTCTTCTCTTATCAGGCACCCGTTGTACTCCGGTGGACGAAACCGTGCTAGAGCTTGATTCTTTCCCGATCAAGTTAGGTTTTGAAGAGGTGGGCTTTAATCCACTATTGCACTTAAAACTCTTCCCATCATTTAGCCTGTTTATCCTCTGCAACGTCTCACGACGTGTAGCATCATTGGACACCGCGCCAGGTGTGGAACATCTTGCTAAGAGTTTTGGTAGAAGGTTTAGAGACGGTGGCACGTCTTCCAGCTTCAAAGGAACTTGTTACGAGGTTGAGCCTGGGAACTACTCGCCCATACGTGTTACACTACCAAAGCCCATAACAACGTATAGGCGTTTGTAAGTGATAACAGAAGATACAATTTCTTAGAGAAGTTAAGCTAAGTTATTAATTTTCTTAATGGTGCCGATAATAGGAGTCGAACCTACGACCTTCGCATTACGAATTATAAGAATCCGCTTCTAATTCAAAGCATTACCCCATCAACACTGCGCTCACACGTCCCACCACATCAAAACATGTAAAGCCTTGCAAGTCATTGCGAGGCCTTATGTGTCTCAGTTTTGTCCCACCTTGTATTACGACTTGCATAGCCAATGAAGATAAATGTGACAACAAACGGCGCAGCAGTCTTCTTTTCCTTCATACTTTCCCCACCCAGCATGCATACCTTCTACCATAACTGTAGTGAATGTCTGTTATGAGCGAGGAACGGACGTTGCCACGGAACGGACCTAACCATTAACGAGCATCCACCAGCAAGCTATGAGGAAATTATGCAAAGCTAGCATGCCAGGGCCTATACCCAAAAACGGCCTCGGAATTTTTGATAACAGTTCGAAGTCTAATAATAAAAAAGGGAATCTCTCGGATCTGAAGGTCCCCCTTTAAGCGAGAAAAGGACATTTAATTTTCAAGTCGTGGAAATCGAAGGCAGTACCTGCCGGAGCCATTGCATCGAAGCCTGGATAATATCCAGGCTTCACCAGGCTCATTTATAAAATGCTGTGGTAAGGATTACTCAACGGTCACGACTATTTTGCCTACCTGGCCATTGGCCTCCATATAGCGCTGGGCGTCTGCAATCTCTTCGAACGGGAACGTTTTATCGATGACCGGTTTCAGTTTGCCAGCTCGTAAGCCTTCTGTGATGAAGGATTTTGCGCGCGCCATTTTTTCAGAGTCAGTCGTGATTTCAAACAGCTCATATCCACGCAGAGTGAGATGCTTACCGAGAATATTAAATACAGGCACAAGCATGTCACGGCTATCGAGCGCGCCATACTGGAAAAACATGCCCTGTGGTGCCATCACCTGCGTCAGTTTTGCCACGTCCGGCCCGCCGACGGGATCAAAAACAATATGGGCACCTACGCCATCTGTTGTTCGATTGATTTCAGCAACCATATCCAGCTCTGCAGTAGCAATGACGGCAGCTGCGCCAGCTTTCAGTAGCATTTCACTTTTTTCAGAGGTCCGAGTGAGTGCAATTGGGTTTGCACCCAGCATGTTAGCTATCTGTATGGCAGCCAGACCTACGCTGCTTGATGCTGCGCGGATCACAACATTCTGACCAGCCTGAAGATTGCCATATTCAACCAGCGCACCATAAGCGGTGACATACATCATCCAGCTTGCAGCGGCTTCCTCAAAAGAAAGGTTTTCAGGATGCTTCACGATAGCATGCACAGGTGCATTGACCACTTCACCGTACATACCGTATTCATTAAACATAAATGAAGGGATAACGCTGACCAGATCTCCAATGGTAAACTCATCAACATTCTCACCTACGGCCTGCACAACGCCAGCCGCTTCATAACCAAGACGTGCCGGAAATTCCGGCTCAATAACATACTGGCCGTTGCGGTACATGATTTCTGCACGGTTGATACCTATCGCATGTACGCGGATCTGCACTTCACCCGCTGTCGGCGCAGGCACCTGTACATCAACAAATTCCAGCACTTCCGGGCCTCCGGTACGGTTAAAGGTAATAACTTTAGACATATTCAGCTCTCTTCAGTTAAAGGCACTCCTTCAGAATAATGCCGAAGGGATGCCCGAATCATTTGTGAACAATCTACGTTGTTACAAACACACCAGAAATAGCTGAGAGGGAACTTCAGTATTAATTATCCATTAACAATCCGCCTGCTTCAGCGGATCTGCGTGGCCAGAACATCACTGAACCAGTCGATAAAGACGCGCACTTTTGGAGAAAGGTAGCGCCTGTCGGGATACATCACTGACACGGGCTTTGACACCGATGGGTATTGCGGCAGAATCTCTTCAAGAGCGCCGGAAGCAATATGGGGAGCAACGGCATCATAGGTAGCTTGGATAATGCCCAGACCAGCCAGAGCACAGGAAAGCAGAATATCGGAATTATCAACCAGCAGGCTGCCCGCAGGACGTAGTGAAACAATGCTCCCGTTTTCGATAAACTTCCATTCCATGACGTCACGACTGTGGTCGCTAAAAAAGTTAATTGCCCGATGTTTATCCAGATCCGCAAGTGTTTCTGGCCGCTCATGCTGCTGCAGGTAAGACGGGGCTGCACAGGTAACCATCCGGATGTCACCAAGACGTCTGGATATAAAACTAGAATCCTGAAGCGCACCCAGGCGGATAAGGCAATCTACGCCTTCCGTGATCAAATCAGTTTTTTTATCCGAAGAAACCAGCACAACTTCAATACCTGGATACAGTGTCTGAAAATGCCTAAGATTAGGGATCAATATGGAATGCGCCAGCGCCAGGGGCACATCAAGTCTCAGGCGTCCTCGCGGTGGAAGAGTCGGTGAAAAACTGGCCATCATGTCATTAACTTCGGCCAGGACATGCCTGGCATGATGATAGAACTCATCCCCTTCAGCAGTAACGCTCAGCTTTCGGGTTGTGCGATAAATGAGTTTTACACCCAGATCATGCTCTATCTGCTGTATTGCTTTGCTCACGGTGGGGCGATGGATCTGAAGTACATCAGCAGCTTTAGTGAAGCTACCCTGCTCAACAACCTGTATGAAAATATTTAGGTATTCAATCATGTTGGCATGCACGTGATCACCTGTTTTGTAGGCTGTTTAAAACTGACATTGTAAAGTAAACCATCCCAACGACATTATTTTTTTCGTTCAGATAAGGGCTTGTCCGCTTCTGGCACATAGCAGACCAGAGACACTGGCGTAAAGCCATGGAGGATCGGTGGGAGGAGGTAAAAATCCTCTCATGCAAAAAATACGCAAAATCGATAACAGTTGGAAATCATTCAATACTCGCACTATCGGAAGTTCACCAGCCAGTCGTAGCACGTTCTTGCATACGACGTGGCTACGGGTTTCGAGACCGGTCCAATCATCAAACGAAACATAAAATTAATTCACATTATGAGGAAAAGTATCTTTTTTGTACTATGTAAATTCAAAGGCTTAGCCTCATTTCCCCGATGGTTTTCTCAACACTACTGGTTGTGAGCCCTTGCAATGTTCATTAATATACGTCTCACAAATAATTCATAGATATTGCAAAATGGATATTACTGAGTTTCCTTCTGGAGTAATTGAACACCTTGGCTGGTATGTATACCGATTGATTGATCCGAGGGACGGAAGCACCTTCTATGTAGGGAAAGGCAAAGGTAACCGCGTATTTGCCCATATGCGCGGTGAAGTGGCAGCGACTGATGATGACGAGTTACTGAGCAACAAGCTAAAGCAAATTAGAGAAATAAGGTTAGCAGGACTTGAGGTTATCCATGTCATCCATCGACACGGAATGACTGATGAAAAGACGGCGTACGAAGTTGAAGCAGCACTTATTGATGCCTACCCTGGGTTAACGAATATCATGAATGGTGCTGGCAGCAATGAATTCGGCGCCGCGCATGTCAAAGAGTTGATAGCAACATATCAACCCGAAACCATAACATTTCATCATAAAGCATTAATGATTTCCGTTAACAGAAGTGCAAAGGATTCAGAGCTTTATGATGCGGTTCGATTTAGCTGGCGCATTAATGTCTCTCGCGCCAGCCAAGCAGAAGTCATTCTTGCTACTGTAAGGGGGATCGTTCGAGGGGTTTTCATTGCTGATAAATGGCTCAAATCAACACGTGAAAATTTCCCTACGATGAAATACTGGGACGAGGATCCTGACTTTGAGGCAACACAAAGTTCGCGCTATGGTTTTGAAGGTCGAGAAGCCCCACCTGAAATAGCAAATCTTTATCTTGGAAAAAAAATACCAGATGAATTAAGAAAAAAAGGAGCTATGTCCCCGGTCCGTTACTCACCTAATTTTTGAGTCTTTAAGTGATAAGCATAAACCGCAGCACGTCATGCATACGTCGTGTCTGCGGTTTTTCTTTTTTGCTTACACGGTGTCTGGTTCTTCTGGCCACTCAATATCAGGTGCAGTTGATGTATCAACACGGTTCAGCAACACCCGATACTTCTTCCAGGCTTCCAGCAACGAGGTTTCTTCCTCCGTTGCAATTTCCAGATCTGCAGCATCCTGAAGCGGCGCAATATGCTCACTGGCTACCTGCATCAGGTTGTTTTTTGTTTCTTCCGCCTCCCGGATCCGGAACAGTTTTTCTGCTTCCGTATCCTTCACCCAGGCTGTGCCGTTCCACTTCTGAAACTCCCCTTCCGGCGATAACCAGGTAACATTTTCCGGTAACGGACCGAGTTCAGAAATAAATAACGCGTCGCCGGAAGCCACGTCATAAACCGTTTTACCCCGATGATCTTCAACGAGATGCCACGATGACTCATCACTGTTGAAAACAGCCACGAAGCCAGCCGGAATATCTGGCGGTGCAATATCGGTACTGTTTGCTGGCAGACCTGTATGAGGCGGAATATATGCATCACCTTCACCAATAAATTCATTAGTTCCGGCCAGCAGATTATAAATTTTTATGGTCCGTGGTTGTTCACTCATTCTGAATGCCATTATGCAAGCCTCACAATATAGTTAAATGCGATGTTTTTGACGGTGTTTTCCGCGTTACCAGCAGCGTTAACGGTGATGGTGTGTCCATGTGAACCAATCGCAACGGAGTGCGTATGAGCACCAATACCGACAGTATGTGCATGTGCGCCTGCGCTTGCAGCTGTGCCGGACAGCGAGTGGGTATGAGCACCATCTGATGATGTCTTCCCTGCATTACGAGTCTGGCCACTACCGCTTGTTGTGCTCATAATCCCCGCGCTTAGATTTGAAATCGCGGTATAACCATTAGGGAAAATGCTCGTGTTCGTGCCACCAAATGCACCGGAACTCTTGTGTTGGTGCGCACCGGCACTATTTGCGGTCCCGCTAATACTATGGGTATGCGCCCCGGTGTTATTCGTGGATTTGGTTCCGTAATCAAACGACGATGTGGTTTTCGTCCCCAAATCCGTACTGGATGCGCTGGCGCTGTGGGTGTGCGATTTAATGCCGTCCTGTTCCTGAGATAATACGGCCCGACCACTGGCGGGCTTGCCCTTAATCGTCCAGCCACGCATATCAGGGATCACGCCTGACGGATAAGCGGCTGCAAGTTTCGGGTAAGCAGATTTGTCAAAAGTCTGCCCCTGCATCAGGGCATAACCAGACGGAACGGTATCTGATGGCCACGGGATTGGTGCGCCGACTGGGTAGCTTTCTGGTGGAAGATTTTTCGAGGTATAAACTTCTGCCCAGTCTTCCTCAAAACCATAACCGTCTCTTGAAGAACGGTAGAACAGACCACCATTTCTGTAATGCGCCTTCATCTGCAATGTCCGGCAACTTCCGACTCCGGTATAGAAGTTAACCAGAATATAGCTGTTGCCAGAGCGGGTGACATTGTAAGCGCCTGATTCGGCATTCCAGGGAACGCCACCATCCGCATCGGCATATGTATCCGTTGCCCTTCTGGCAAAAGCAGCCACATGCGCGGCGGTTAAAGTAATATCTTTGGAACCATCAAACTCAACACCAGAAACCAGTCTTGGCGTTTGCAGCTTTGTTGCTGTTAATGCATTACCGTTCAGACTTGCGGACAGTTTGGTTCCAATAACCAGTTCGCCGGTTGCGTTATCAATAGCAAACGGTCTTAATGTATTCCAGCCACCATAAACATCACCTTGATTGGTAAGCAGCAGGTAAGTTTTAGCGCCATCATTACGCCATAATGCCCCATACTCCCCACCTATCATTCGAATCTGATTACCACCACGCGCTACAATTTCGTCTGTGGCAAAAAGTTTTTTGCACGACAAGTTATCGTTAACGATTAACGAATGAGACTCATAAAAACCACGCCCACTCTTAAAATCAAGGATAACGTCCGCCGCGATACATTCAGTCGCCGGATTTGTTGCCCCAAACTTATAGGTCGTATCATTAACAACGAGATCAGCACCAGGTGCGGATATTGACAGGCCATCTTCGATAAACGCAAAAACAGGGAAAGCAGCGCCATCAACATAGAACACAGAGCGCAAATCATCGCCCTTATTACTCATCATTATTGAGTGGATGGCTCGTTCATTGTTTTGATATTGCCAGAACATTCCATAAGCATAACGCCCCCTGTCAGTCCAGCCACCAGGCATAACAAATCCGTTAAACTCGCAGTTATTCATCGGATCGCCTGCGGTTCGCGTTGCCGTGGTGATAATGACCCTTGATGCCAGTTCGCTTACTGAGCCAGCAGAACGCATAACAACAACAGGGTAATATTTTCCAGATGTTGCACCTGCAGGAGCGTTAACCCGCACATAACGCATACCACGCTTATCAGCAAAGTCTGTTTTACTGACCGCGTTAATGTTGTTCAGGAAGCGTCCCTTATCGGGTATATCAGCGCCGTTCTGGTCTTTCTGCAGACGTTTCTCTGCATTGTCATAGGCTGATTTTACTGCCTTTGGCGTTGCCGCCTGTGACTCGGAAGTGCTGTTGGTCGCACTGCTGAGCTGTACTATCCCCTTTTTCGTCGTGCTCGCATCCTCAAGCGCCACGGCGGATGCAATATCCTCTGCCCGTTTTGCCGCTGTCTCAGCGCGCGTTGCTGCAGATTCCGCCGTACTTTTGCTCTGTGCTGCCGCCGTCGCACTGCCAGCTGCCTCTGTCGCCTTCGTGGATGCNTTATAAATTTTTATGGTCCGTGCTTGTTCACTCATTCTGAATGCCATTATGCGAGCCTCACAATATAGTTAAATGCGATGTTTTTGACGGTGTTTTCCGCGTTACCAGCAGCGTTAACGGTGATGGTGTGTCCATGTGAACCAATCGCAACAGAGTGCGTATGAGCACCAATACCGACAGTATGCGCGTGTGCACCCGCAGATGCTGCTGTGCCGGACAGTGAGTGTGTATGGTTTCCTTCTGAAGATGATTTACCTACCCATTGGGAGGTGCCACTGGTTAATGAGCCACTGATACCAACCTGATTAGTCCCGCTAACTTGAGTACTCCCTGCCGGAAACATTCCAGTAGGTTGACTCCCGCTATTCGTTCTGGGCCCAGTCTGACTATGTTGGTGGGCCCCAGCTGAACTTGTAGAGCCGCTCAGACTGTGCGTATGCGCCCCGGTGTTATTCGTGGATTTAGTGCCGTAATCAAACGACGATGTGGTTTTCGTCCCCAAATCCGTACTGGATGCGCTGGCGCTGTGGGTGTGCGATTTAATGCCATCCTGTTCCTGAGACAATACGGCACGACCACTGGCGGGCTTGCCCTTAATCGTCCAGCCACGCATATCAGGGATCACGCCTGACGGATAAGCGGCTGCAAGTTTCGGGTAAGCAGATTTGTCAAAAGTCTGCCCCTGCATCAGGGCATAACCAGACGGAACGGTATCTGATGGCCACGGGATTGGTGCACCGACTGGATAAAACTCTGCAGGAGGATGAGCCGAGGTGTAAAGCTGCGCCCACGGCGACCAGTTTGCGTCGGTCGTATCCCGTCGTGAACGAATAAATGCCGGAGCATGAGCACCGCTTGTACCACTCCAGCCGATGAGTAACTCACCTTCGCCAACGGCTGTCATCCCTTTCAGGTGAATGATATTTCCATACGCTGTTGGATATCCGTTGTTATACACCTCGTATAACTCAAGACCTGCTGCCCCCTGCGTATTGTCTGTCAGCGCGGCTACCCGACCTTTTGAAGCCAGATTAACTGATGATACTGCTGTTCCACCTGACGGTAGCGCCCCGATCTCTGATGCCGTTGGCTTATTTCTGGAGTTATAGTCCCTTCGCCAGCCAGGTGAATAATCTGTTCCGTGATTAATATAGGTAAACTGGGCGTTGGTTGTTCCGCCACCGCTGGATGTGGTCGGAGTGGTAATGCGGATCGTCATCGCTGACTTTATCCCCATTACTTCAATGACAGCTCCGGCGAGATGAATATTACCGCAGCCAGTATCAGTAATGATTTTATTATTGCCATAAGACCAGGAACCCTTGCACATCCAGTATGGATGGTTAAATGCTCCCTGAGAATCCAGCCACTCGATAAACTGTGCAGTCGTCCAGTTTCCTGTTGTTGTGCTTACTGACCCACCGAAGGCACGGCAGGCACCAATATTTTTCGTAAAGGTGTCTTTGCCAGGGATATCCGCACCGTTCTGATCTTTCTGCAGACGTTTCTCAGCATTGTCATTGGCTGCTTTTACTGCCTTTGGCGTTGCCGCCAGCGTTTCAGACGTGCTGTTGGTCGCGCTGCTTAGCTGGATTATCCCTTTCTGTGCTGTCGTTGCATCCTGTGCGGTGTATTTCCCGTTAGCCAGGTCATACGCGGCCTTAACGGCTTTTGGTGTTGCCGCCAGTGACTCGGAAGTGCTGTTAGTCGCACTACTGAGCTGTACTATCCCCTTTTTCGTCGTGCTCGCATCCTCAAGCGCCACGGCGGATGCAATATCCTCTGCCCGTTTTGCCGCTGTCTCGGCGCGCGTTGCCGCGGATTCCGCCGTACTTTTGCTCTGTGCTGCCGCCGTCGCACTGCCAGCTGCCTCTGTCGCCTTCGTGGATGCTGTCGTGGCGCTGCCCTTCGCTGCGGACGCTTGTCTGGTCGCCTCATCTTTTGAAGCAGACGCCGATGATGCCGATGACGCCGCCGAACTGGCGGACGATGCGGCAGCCGTTTTTGAGGATTCTGCACGGGTTTCCGACGCTTTCGCGTTCGTTTCGGATGTCTTCGCTGCGGAAGCTGACCTCGCTGCTGCCGTGGCCTGCTCAGTGGCTTCGCCAGCCTTCGTTGTGGCTGTTGAAGCGGATGATGCGGCGCTTTCTGCCGATTTTCCGGCGGCGGTGGCACTGGCTGAGGCCTGCCCGGCACTTGTTGACGCGGCGCTGGCAGACGACGCAGCCGCTGTTTTTGAGCCTGCCGCAGCTGAGGCACTCTGTCCCGCTGCCGTTTCAGAAGACCTGGCGTTCGTCTCGGACGTTTTGGCCGCCTTCGCAGAATTTGCAGCCG